ATGGATACCTGGATGTACCTCTCCCAGGGCTTTGCGGTGGCACTCACCCCGGAAAATCTGGTGATTGCCCTCATCGGCTGCTTTGTCGGCACCGTAGTCGGCCTGCTGCCGGGCCTTGGCCCCATCAACGGGGTCGCCATCCTGTTGCCGCTGGCTTTTGCCCTGAAACTGCCCCCCGAATCGGCGCTCATTCTGCTCGCCACCGTCTACATAGGTTGTGAGTATGGCGGGCGGATCTCCTCGATCTTGCTCAACGTGCCGGGGGATGCCGCCGCCATCATGACCGCGCTGGATGGCTACCCCATGGCCCAGCAGGGCAAGGCGGGAGTAGCCCTCTCCATCTCGGCGGTCAGCTCCTTTGTCGGCTCCATGCTCGCCATCGGTGGGATCATTCTGTTCGCCCCGGCGCTGGCGCGCTGGTCCCTCGCCTTCGGCCCGGCGGAGTATTTCGCCCTGATGGTGTTCGCCATCGCCTGCCTTGGCAGCATGATGAGCCAGAACCCGCTCAAATCCTTTATGGCGGCGCTGATTGGGCTGGGGCTCGCCACCGTCGGAGTGGATGCCAACACCGGCGTCTATCGCTTCACCTTCGACAGCGTTCACCTCTCGGACGGGGTGCAGTTTATCGTGGTGGTGATCGGCCTCTTCTCGGTGAGCGAAATCCTGCTGATGCTGGAGCACACCAGTGGTGGCGGCAAGCTGGTGCGCACCACCGGACGGATGCTGTTCAACTTCAAGGAGCTGGTCCATTGCACCGGCACCATGTTGCGCTCCTCCACCATCGGCTTCTTCGTCGGCATTCTGCCCGGCGCCGGTGCCACCATCGCCAGTGCCATCACCTATATGACCGAGAAGCGACTGGCGGGGCCCAATGCCAAATTCGGCGAGGGGGACATTCGCGGCGTGGCCGCGCCGGAGGCGGCCAACAACGCCTCAGCCTGCGGCTCCTTTATCCCCATGCTGACCCTGGGGGTGCCGGGGTCGGGCACCACGGCGGTGATGATGGGGGCGCTGACTCTCTACAACATCACCCCCGGCCCCACCATGTTCACCGAACAGCCCGATGTGGTGTGGGGACTGATCGCCGCCCTCTTGCTGGCCAACGTCATGCTGCTGGTGATGAACATCCCCATGGTGGGACTCTTTACCCGCATGCTCTCCATCCCGCTCTGGTTTTTGGTGCCCGCCATCGCCAGCGTCTCGGCGGTGGGAGTCTATGCGGTGCACAGCACCACCTTCGACCTGTTGCTGATGGTGGCCCTCGGGGTCTTTGGCTACCTGCTGCGCAAGATGCACTTCCCCATGTCACCGCTCATTCTGGGCTTCGTGCTGGGTGAAATGCTGGAGCAGAACCTGCGCCGCGCCCTCTCCATCAGCAATGGCGACACCGCCATCCTGTGGAGCAGCGGCATCAGCCAGACCCTGCTGGTACTGGCCATTGCAGTGATCACCCTGCCCCCGCTGGTACGCCTGCTGCGCCGCCGCAAAGCCGATCCGCTGATCCCGGACGCCCGCCCGGAGCAGGGAGCCTGATCCGATAAGAAAGATGACGTGACATATTGATATAAAAGGGCGAGATCTGAACGATCTCGCCCTTTTTAACAGACCGCATCCATCTGTCACTAACGTTATAAAAACACCCAATATATCAACGCTAATCGCCCCGCGTTCTCTGGCACTTCAAGAGCCTCAAATTGACGTCATTCAGCAGGTCTTATGAGCAAGCCGCTACGTGACAAGGAAATATTCAGACTGGCCGCTGTATCCCTTTTTCTCGATCTGTATTCCCCACCGAGTCAGGGGGTGGCAAGCTTGAGCTGGCAATTAAACGCCGGAGGCTCTACCGGACAACACCTGTTTGGATCAAATGTGGATTCGGAGGAAAAAGAAAAAGGCCACTATTTCTAGTGGCCTTTCGTAACTCTTTGATTTTAATGGTGCCGAGGCCGGAATCGAACCGGCACGACGCGAACGTCGAGGGATTTTAAATCTGATTTGGCCCTATGAGAAAACAAGCACTTACATAAAAATCAAAGAGTTAGTGAACCAGTAACGACCAAAAATGACCACCTATTTAAAATTTTGTCGCCACTCTGTCGCCACTTTTTCTCATGCAAAAAGCAGGGTGCAGATTCACGCCTATCGTGCCGAGTCTCAACCGCCTCTTTACACATACCACATTAACAGAATGTATAAATAAACGGTTGAGAGCAATCACCATTAACAATCACTTTACCGAAGCAGTTGACAGGCTTTGATATTTACTCCTAATGAAAATGGACACGTTCGAACCATATTTAATAAAGTGCTTCTCACATAAGTGCCAAGATAAATATCCAAGAGCAATTGACACAAACAGTGATGAAATTTGATTAAACAAAACACCATGGGAGCTAAAATAGTGAGCCATTACTTGTTGAACTGGAAAGCCCCACAGGTAAACACCATAAGAAATATCTGCTTTTGGTTTTAACTTTAAGATAAAGTCCCTTGATGAAGCATAAAGTATAAACAAGAAAATAGATGCGTATGCAAAATATGATGAGTAAATAGTATCTCGCAGCACAATATAAAGCACTGCAAATCCAAGACAAGGTGCAAAGCGTATTGCTATCAGCTCTTTATTAAGAGCAAGGATTGCGCCGAATGCAAAGCATGGCGCTAAAAAATCTACCTCATGATTTGGGACAACCCAAGGAAACAGCATTCTTGAGCTCAAGAATGGCTCAATCAAAATAACTAGGAATATTGCCACACTAAGCTTTTTGGAGCTCAGAACCCCAACTGCATACAGCGCAAATAACAAGATATATGCAAACACTTCATAGGGTATTGTCCACAGCGATCCATTTACCGAATTCGGATATGGATTATCAACAAAAACACCTGGAAGAGTAAATTGAATATTCATCCCAGCAATTTTTAATACATAGTCATATACCTCTTTCTGGTGGAAGTAATCCACAAGTGATAAAGAGGTAAGCATTGGACCTATAACAAAGGCTGTCACTATACTTGACAGGATGAGAGCTGGCCAAATTCTGAAAAAACGAGATATAACAAAGCGAAGTAAATCACCGTTATTTAGCAGTGAGTTAGTAACTACCAAGCCACTAAGAAAGAAAAAAACTTTTACAGCTATTGAACCAGAATAGTCAACCTGCATTAGGCGACCTATAATATCGGATTTTCCTAGTTCAGGAGATATAGCATAAGCATGGCCGTAAATAACCATACTTGCAGCAATAACTCTAAAAATATCTATATTATTGTTTTCTTTCCTTAACAGTTCAGATAACTTCAACTCTCCCCCCTTAAAATAACAAATATGCAAAGATTGAGAAACCACTATGAGCCACTTTATGCCCAACAGGCTGCAGATTGTGGCAGCTTATCTTTTGTGCCTCAGTCGTTTACTGACTCGTTTAGCGACATATGATCTAATCCTTCTAACCAGAAGTACAGAGGAAAGCCTCATAACAATCAAAATCAGCTGAGACCGCAGACACTCAAAGGATTCAGCCTCACCGCATCTTCTAGATGATCGGGAGCAAAATGTGCGTATCGCATGGTCATGGCGATGGTGGCGTGGCCCAGGATCTTCTGCAACACCAGGATATTGCCACCATTCATCATAAAGTGGCTGGCGAAGGTGTGGCGCAGAACGTGGGTATTTTGCCCGGGTGGCAGTTCCAGCCCTGCCCGTTCGACCACCATTTCGAAGGCTCGATAACAGTCACCGAACAGGCGGCCGCGCTTTCTCGGCAGCTGGGCATAGAGCTCGGGGCTGATGGGGACGCTGCGGCTTTTCTTGCTCTTGGTGCGAGTGAAGGTGATGCGGTTGGGGGATACCTGGGGCTGGGTTAACTCCTCCACCTCCGACCAACGGGCACCAGTGGCCAAGCAGAGTTTCACAACCAGCAGCAGATCGGGGTTTGGACTCTCGGCGCAGGCGGCCAGCAGAAATTTGAGTTCGTCAGGATAGAGAAAGGCAAGTTCGGCCTCGGCCACCTTGTAGGCTCGCAAACCATCAAGGGGGTTTTCCCCCTGCCACTCCCCTAGCCTTTTCAGTTCGTTGAAGACCGCACGCAGGTAGGCATGTTCGCGGTTAACTGTATTGGGGGTGACGCCTTGTTTCTCTTGATTGATGGCGCGCCGGTCGGTGATATCACCCGAAAGGCGAGCTTCACGGTAGGCAGCAAAATCGCGAGCGGTGAAGTTGACCGCCAGCGGATCTCCCAGGGAATGGCACACGGTCAGCAGCTTGGACCTGCGGGCCTCCCCATCACGCAGGCTCTGACCATGGCGCCCAAACCAGAGTTCGACCAGATCAGAGAGACGTCGGTCATCTGTCGGTTCTCCCTGTCCTTCCAGCCAGGGTTTGCCCTTGTCCGGGTCCAGTACAAAGCGCTCGAACGCCAGCGCCTCGCCTTTGGTGGCAAACTGCTTACGGATCCGCGGCGCATTGGAATTAGCCTTGCTTGGTCGTCCCTCAGGGTAAACCTCGACAAGCCACTTGCCAGAAGTTTGCTTTCTTACTGCCATAGCCCCTCCATCAAAATGCTGTATTTATATACATGCATTTAGTTGCAATTGGGAGTGTTTGGATGGCGAGCGGTTACACATAGATCACAACTAAAACTAGCGTGTGACATTGCATTCTATTTGTACACTATAACTTCCTAGCCTTTGTCTTTGCATACAAATGTAAAGCTCGCACTTCGTCCTGACGAGATAGAATCTAATGACAACTGACATAGTTCTTCTCCATGTTCTATTGTATATACGTTGCCAATTAACATTCTATTTTGCTTATTCTGTATCACTACATCAGCCTCCATTAATGTTGGGCTTGCACGAGTGACAGATAAGATCAAATCAAGACCTAATAGTTTTTTGATCCCCCCTCATCAAGAGAAAAATTATTAACCGTGTTGTATAAACCAGCCAAAACACTATTTAAACGTTCTAGCTCCATCTTGGATTTCTTTAAGTCCGTCTTTAGGGCACTAATTTCACCAGCATGCTTTCCATTAATCACCAACAATTCTTTATCTTTTTCCTCGAGTTTTTTCTTAAACTCAGATAGCTCTGATTTCAATTTTTCATTGTCGAGAATCGATACGATTTTTTGATCAAGATGCGTTGATGCCTTTTCAATTCTATTTATTGTTTCAGGGAGGTTCCATTTCTGAGATTTCTCATATGAAGATACGGTTAATTCTAGTGTTGCAACTCTATCATTCCTTAAATTCCATGTCCCTGCGGCAACAGCACAAGCAAGAATAAAGCCGCCACTTAAGCATTGTTTGATACTAAACAACATAAATCCCCTAGCAATATAAACATACCCCCTAAAAATTAGGGTTATCAACCACAATAAATCTCACCTGTTTCAATAAGCATGCGAAAAGCATCTTTTTCTAAAATCAGAATCCCTTTATTTCTTGCATTCCTTATTTTCGCAGGACCAGCATTATCTCCATAACAAAGAACATCCAAGTCTACAGTAACACTTTTTCTAACTAGGCATTGCTTAGATTCAGCCAATTTTGACAAAGTTTCTTTTTCATCCTTTGAAAAACCTGTGAAACAGACCTCAAGAAGTGGCTTAACCTTAGGTTTTTGAACTTCGATAGTGCCAGATTGAAGGAGGCGTTCTATCTCATGCTCTAGACATGCAGGGTCAGCATTTTCATAAAGAATTCTGTCTTTACGGAAGGTTTTTAATTTTCCATTATGGATGGCTTGAATGTAAGTATCATTTTCACTTACATCTTCAAGCCCATAGGATTTAACCTCTCCCTTTGCATTTACATAAATAATGTACCTAATATCCATATCTATCCCCTAAAAATTCAGGGCGCATTAGCGCCCTGTTTGCCTTTTTCTAAATATTCGGTGCTCTACCATCACGCCGATGATCTGGATGTGTTGTCGATCAGAGTGCATGGGGGGGTAATCGTCGTTGAGGGGGACCAGTTCAAACACCTCTTGGCCGTTCTCGTCGATGCCGCGGGGCCGGTACTTTTTGAAAGTGGCCTCGTTGCTGCCGTTCTTGGCGACAACGTAGTCCCCGGGTTGCGGCGCTTCATCGGGATCAACGATGATCAAATCCCCTTCTTTGAACTGCGGCAACATGGAATCGCCACGTAGCCAGAGGCCAAAGCCACAGGACCCAATATCGACACTGGCCGTCACATACTCAACATTGCCATCGAAGGTGGTGGCCTGCTCGCACATCTCACGCCAGTTGCCCGCTTGGACATAACTCAGAATCGGGATCCGCTTGCCCGGCAGCATCACTGCCGGTTCGACGTTGTGATATCCAGGGATCGGCTCACTTGTAGGCAACTCCGAGCCATCACTTCCACCGCCCAAAAGCCAGTCAACGGTTACCCCCAGCGCTGCCGCTAAGTCATTGAGATAGCGGCCTTTCGGCTGGTTCAAACCGGACTCCCACTTTCCGACAGAAACGTCACTCACACCAATGGCTTTGGCGAGCGCCGTCTTCGACAGATTAAGAGCCGTTCGTCTACTGAAAATGCGATCACTAATTGTCATCGCTCTAGCTTAACCTCGGCAATCCGAACAAAAGGTTGATCCTTTACCGAAGTTAAGTTAGCCTCACATTCATCCTAACTTAAGGTCGAAAAGGAAGGTTATGAAAAAAGAGGACGCAATCAGCTACTTCGGAAGCGCAGCAGAGTTAGCCAGATCTTTGAACATCTCAGAGCCGGCTGTATCTCGCTGGGGAGACACCATCCCTAAGGGCCGAGCCTACCAGATTGAAGTATTGACCGGCGGCAAGTTGAAAGCCGATCAGCACCACACCGCGCAAGGTCGCGCGTAACTGAACTCGCAGGAGGCAACCATTCATGATCATAGCCCCTATACACATAGATACCCCGGTTTGCACGGTCGAGAGCTTCTCCGAACGGACCGGTTTGACCCAGCGCACGATCGAGAACTACGTGCGTGCCGGGCGCATTCCCATCATGCCCAAACAAGGCCGAGCTGAAAAAGTGCTGATCAACCTGGTGCTCTACACCCAGCAGGCCATGAATCAGCCGGGCCTGGCACCTGCACCGGCGCCAGTGCGTCGTCCCAGAGTGTCGCGCAAGCAGAGGGATGAAAACCATGTTTGAGCAAACTTGCAGCAAACATCATCACTTTGACTCCGCATGCTCACGCTTTGCCGCCAGCCATTCATTAGCCGAGGTTGCCCGTGCTGCAGGTATCGGTGAGCAGGTACTGCGCAACAAGCTGAACCCGGCACAACCTCACCAACTCACCGCTCGGGAACTGGTGGCCATTTATCACGCCACCGAGGGGGATGAGACCCTGTTCGACGGCCTGTTGTTGGAGTGCGGCCTCACTGCAGTGGCTATTCCCAAGGCTGATCGAGCCCCTTCTCTGCCCCACCAGGCCATCGACCTGAACGCCAAGATCGCCAGCATTGGCCAGCGGGCGCTGGAGCTGACAGACCGCGGCCGGATCACCCGCTCTGAGCGCAACACCCTGGTGAGCGTGGCTACCTCGGCCATGGGGTCACTCGCCATCCTGATCCACGACATTGAGGCCCGCTTTCAAGCGGTCCCGACCCTGGCCTGTGCATCAGACATCCTGATGCAAACCATGACCATGTAAGGAGGGAACCCATGCAAACCCAACGCATTGACCATCAACAACGCAATTTGGCTGGCCTGACGCCAGAAGAACAAGTGGCCATGAACACCGCTGGCTGCATGTTGCTGCGCGAGATGTTCGGCAAGAAGCGTTCGAGCCTCGACACCGACTGGCTGGCACTGAGCCAAGCCAAGAAAGCCGCCATCTGTGCCATCGCCCGCCAGCCTCGGGGCGAACTAATGAGCGCCACGCTGTCGGCATTGCCTCATGCGCAGCGCGAGGCAATCCGCCTTGCGGTGATTGCACTGGAGTACCAAAGCGAATTTCGCGGCGGCTGTGACACCAAGGTGTGGCACCCGGCTCCGGTCACCAGATCTATCAGGGATATCGAGAGGGAGAAGAAAGAGAGAGCAGCAAAGCTGCGCATGAAACGCGCGGTACTGGCAGCAAGCCAGATGACCGGGCAAGGCCCACGCCCCATTGGGCAATAAAAAAGCCCGCATTACGGAGGTGCAACTCCAAGCGGGCCTTATCAACAACGTATGAGGAAGTCGACATGGCAACTTTAGCGATCCCCTGCGCACTGCGCAACCTTCGCATCCAACAACGCAAGCTGACGGGCCGCTATGGCACCCGTCTTAGCCAACACCCGGACGGGGTTGCGCTTATCGAGCGGTCAACCGCACTGGCTTGGGCTTCTCTGTTCAGCCGCATCAACCCCTGCACCACTCAACAAGGAGCCTGACTATGAACGCACAACCGACCCAAATCAATCTGCTCAACCACCATGCCGCCAAGCGCCTGCGCCAGTTGCGGGAACAGTTGAGGCTAAGCCGTCCCAAGTTTGCCGACCAGCTTGGCATTCCGCCCACCACGCTCAAGAACTACGAACTGGGATACCGCGAGATCGGTGGCGGTCTGTTCCTGCTGATCGCCAACCACCCGGAACTGAAGCGCCATGTAGATTGGCTGCTGACCGGCATCGCCACGCCGGAGGTGCAGGCATGAGCAAGATCTTCCATCCCATATCCGAGCAGGAGGCGCTGGCCGAGTTGCCGCGCCTGCGACAGCGCCTCACCGCCAAAGCACGGCACGCACATCAGTATCGTGGCACTGAGGGGAAATCCCTTGTGGCCCAGGCACAGCGAGCCCTGCGCTGGCACCAGCTGTTTGTCAGCATCAACCGGAGGGCCTGCCAATGAGCGACATCATCAAGATTGCCCGCCAGGCGCCCAAGGTGGTCGAGGGGCTGCTGGCCGATATGTTTGCCGCCAATGCCGAAGATAACCGCATCGCCCTGGGCGGGGTTTACTCCGGCCAGCAGTATATCCAGCTGCAGCTGGTTGCGACCAGTAACCCGGCTGATCTGCTCGATGATGACGGCGACGAGGACGATGAAGAGACGGCATCACTCCCCGCACACAACCCGCTGACCACCCACTGGCTGGCGGCCCGCGCCGAGTTTATCGCCGCCGGTGGTGAGGCCAGAGGCGATCGAGATATCCCCCGAGAGCTGCTGGCGCTCGGTGCGGTGCGCTCTGTCTATTGGCTGGCACTGGGTCAGGGCGCAACCGCGCTGGCCAAAGAGATCGGCGAGTGGTGGCAGGAGTGCGCACCACTGCATGGGCAAGGTGAGGTGATCAAGTGACTCATCACCTGCAGCAGGAACTGACCAGCCTGATGTATCGCTGGCAAGAGGCCTATCGGGAAGACGCAGCGCGGCTGCGTCTTTATCAACGGGAGCTGGCCCATGCGCGCCGGCTACCTGCCCGCCCCCACGTCAGCATCAAGCTGTTGCTGCGCCAGTGTGCGGCGGCCCGTCGAATGAAAACCCACGCCCAACAACGCATCAGTGGATGCCTGTTTCGCATCAAGACGTTATCCGCTTAACGCATGACCAAGCTCACCACCCGGCTGCCGCTGTCGAGAAAAGCACAGCTGCAGCGCATCAATACCCTTTGCAACTCTCTGCCCGGCGTCAACTTTGACGCCGTTTTCGGCGGCCCACGCGGCCAATACGATCTGCTGTGGGCCATCCAGCTGCTCGATGGCCTCTCCCCCGAGTTAACCCGCGACCTGTTCAAGCAGTACGCAAGGCGCCGCAAGGATTGCAGCTTTACCCATTGCCGAGCGGCCAATATCTGGCTGCGTGAGCGAACCCGCTGGGTGCGCCAGCTGCTCCACTCCATCCCGGTCAACCCAAGGGAGATGCGCGATGAAGATGGCCGCAAGAAGGTGGCCCACCAGTTCGCCAACCAGACCGCAGCCATTTACAAGAACATCGAACAGGGCATTAAAGAGGGAGCCGAGCCGGATCTGCTGCAGACCTGGGCGCTGATGCGCCAGCCGGCCGATCAGTGGGGCTTTATCGGCAAGATGCCCAAGTTCAAATCCGACGAGGTACGGGATAACTGGATCCTGAGCGTGATGGTGCGCCTGCTTTCTGCAAAGTGGTGGGAGAAGCGCGTCAACCGCTGTTGGGATCGGCTGCAGGAGCAGATCAATATTCTGCTCGGCAAGGTACGCAAGGGCGTGTCGGCTTATGTGTCGAACGCCACCATGAAGGTGGTGCGCGAACGCAAGCGGGCCATGATGCGCTGGCTGGCCGAGTCGGAAGTGGTCAACGAGCAGTATGACCTGGTCGTGTCGATGAAGGATTGCTGGGAGGCCAGCAACGCCAACCCGGTGAACCGCCGCAACGAAATGATGGTGCGTGCTCGGGGCTTCAATGACTATGCCGAGGAGCAGGGTCATGTGGGGGTCTTCTTCACCTGGACAGCGCCGAGCCGCTTTCATGCCTGGACACAAAAGCACACCGGCAAAGCGGTAGAGAACAAGCGATATCAAGGGGCCACGCCGCGGGAGACCTGCGCCTATCTGGCCAAGCTCTGGAGCCGCGCCAGGGCGGCCCTCAAACGGTGGAACGCCCCCGTTTATGGATTTCGCGTGTGCGAGGCTCACCACGACGGCACCCCGCACTGGCACCTGCTGCTATTTATGCGCCCGGAAGATCGCAACCGGGTGATCGGCATCCTGCAACGCTATGCCCTGACCGATGACCACGAAGAGCTGGTACGGGATATCAAGGGCGCCCCACCCTTTACCGACTTTACTCCCCGCTTTGACTGGAAAGAGATAGACCCGGCCAAGGGGGATGCCGCGGGCTATATCGCCAAATACATTGCCAAGAACATCGACGGCGCCTACCTGGACGACGACGAAGAGGCTGGCACCGCCGCCGATGAGGGTGCCCTGCATGCCGTGGCCTGGGCCAGTTGGTGGGGCATACGCACCTTCCAGCAGATCGGCGGCGCTCCGGTCGGGGTATGGCGCGAGCTGCGCCGCATCAGCAACGCCAAGAAGAATGCCGATCTGGTTGGCCCACCCAAGCCCGTGCTGCAAGACCCGCGCTTTGAGGCAGCCCGCTTTGCCGCAGATAACGGCATCTTTCGCTGCTACCTGCACGCCATGGGTGGCGCACTGGCGACCCGCGCCGAACATCCCATCAAACTGGCCCACCTCATCGAGGAGCAGGCCAACAGCTATGGCGAAGACATCAAACGACTGATGGGCATTACCTCCGCTCGCCTTGGCATCAAGACCCGCTTGCAAGGGTGGGAAATTGTACCCGCCGGCACCCATGAAGCCAGGAAAGCCGCCGAGGCTGCAACGAGGGGGGTTGGGGTTAAGACGGGCGACAGCCCGGCACCTTGGAGCTCTGACAATAACTGTACGCGGCCGGATCCTGATGCCTTCGCAAACCAGATCATGAGGGAACAATGGGGGTTATCGCCCTTTTCAATCGACCGATTGCGGGCTGGCGCCAGTGTCAGCACGGATGGTTTCACCCTCTGGCTGGAGAACGGGCAGGTGCAGTCAAGCCGATCGCTTCCAAGCGAGCCAGATTTGCAACTGGATGGACTACAGCCAGTCGAACAGGACCAGCTTGATGAATACGCGGTACCAGACGGGGATGAGGACTGGCCGATGCTGGTCGAACTGTGCGGCGAGGTCTACCAGGCACAAGGCCACACCGGTACACACCGCTGGATCGAAATGCTGCCACAGCCCTATCAGTCAGAAATGTGGCGGATATTAGAAGGTTTAGATGTGCCAGAGTGGATGCCGGAACAGGACGACTACAGCGAGGAGTGGGTATGAACATCAACGACAAGCAGACCGTGAGCAACTATGAGCTACTAAAAGATGCGGTCTGGCAGATAAGTCTAGACAATCGACATGTGTTAGTAATAACATGATTTATAAAGTAATTTTCTGTTTAGCCCACAGAGGCGAGATGGAATTCTCATGAAGATTAGCACCGATTTTCAATCAAATCACTTTGTGAAAAACAATCAAACCAGCTAACTACGGATCAATAAGATGATACAAATGCCTGAAAACAAAATCCCTTCTCTGGATGAAGCAAAAAAAAATAAAATCCTCAATGACATTAAAGCTGAAATATCAAGAATAAGAAATTACAGCCCCAAAATTGCTATTTTTGGTGACACCGGAGTTGGAAAATCAAGTCTCTGCAATGCTCTTTTTGGCAAAGAAATCGCTGAGATCAGCGATGTTGAAGCATGCACAAGAAAGCCCCAAGAAATACTGCTATCAGGAGATGGACACGGAATCACCTTGATTGACGTACCTGGTGTAGGAGAAGACCCAAAGCGTCATTCTGAGTATCGTGAACTATATAAAAGCCTGCTTCCTGGATTGGATCTTGTTATTTGGGCAATCAAGGCCGATGACAGAAAATATGCGACATCAATTGAAGTGTACCAAGACATTCTCAAGCCGAGTCTAGATAGATGCCCTGTAATATTTGTTGTAACTCAAGCTGACAAGATTGAGCCACATAGAAAATGGAATGAGCAAGAAAATAAGCCAGGTGATGAGCAGGTTGCCAACTTAACCATAAAAATTAACGATATCTCCTCTAGATTTGACGTATCAACGAATAAAATAGTTGCAGTCTCGGCTAATGACTCATGGAACCTTGTCGAGCTTGTCAACAAGGTCGTTGACATACTCCCAAACGAAAAAAAGTACGCATTTACAAGAGAGGCCAAGGAAGAAAACGTATCCGAAGAAGCCGCAAAAAACGCTGAAACTGGAATCTTTGAAACTATTAAAGAAAAGGCCGGTGAGGCATGGGACTACATTAAAAATGAAGTAGCCGAAATTGTTGTTGACAAAGTTGTGGAATACGCTCCAATTATTGCCAAAAAGGCTATTTCTTGGTTAAAGAGTCTTTGGCGATAGCGTAAAAATACATCCCATCGACACCTACAAACTTGCACAACTGATTTCAGGTGTCAGGTTATGACAAGTACTCATAAGCAATATATGACCTTGTCGAATCACTCACTTAACCACCGGCAGTTCGCCGAGCGCGGTGGTATAGCGGGGGCTTAACTGCTCCCGCTTCATCATCCACTCTCGAGTATCCTGGCCGCGGGCCCCGAAGTAGACCTTCCCCAACCGCCCCTGGTTGATCTTGTCGATGACCTGCATCAGAGCCTCGCTGCGCGGCGCTTGCGATTCACCCGCGAACAGGTCGCCCTGCTGCATGCTGGCGGGGGTGAAGTCAGCCAGCATCACGCCCCCTTTCTGATAGCGCTGTTCGTCGCGCCAGATACGGGGCAAGAGTTCAGGGATCAGGGCCAGCAGTGCACGGGTGTCATGAGTGGGCATGGCCAACTTGGTGCTCACCTGGTTGCCGTAATAGGGCTCTTGGTCGCTGAACGGGCTGGTGCGAATGAAGATCGTCACATGGCGGCAGCACATCCCCTCCCCTCGCAGTTTCTCGGCGGCCCGCTCCATATAGCCCGCCAGCGCCTGGTGCATGGGGCCAATCTGGGTGATACGCTCACCGAAGGAACGCGAGCAGATGATCTGCTGCTTGGCCTGGGCCTCTTGCTCCAGCTCAGCACAGGGGATCCCCCGCAGCTCCTGCACCGTGCGCTCGATCACCACGCCATAGCGGCGCCGCAGCGCCTTGGGGTCTGCGGCGACCAGTTCGGCCACAGTCTTGATTCCCTGAGCCTCCAGCTTGGCGGTGAGCCGTCGGCCAATGCCCCATATCTCATCCACCGGGGTGATCGCCATCAGCCGGGCGCGCCGCCCTTCATCCCGCAGATCCACCACACCGCCAGTGGCGGGCCACTTCTTGGCGGCGTAGTTGGCAAGCTTGGCGAGCGTCTTGGTGGGGCCGATGCCAACCCCCACGGTCAGCCCCGTCCATTGCTGCACCCGCTCGCGAATCTGGCGGCCATAGGCCACCAGGTCGCCCGCCCAGCGCTCGCTCAGTTCGATGAAGGCCTCGTCGATGCTGTAGACCTCCACCGCCGGGGCCATTCCCTCCAGAATGGTCATCACCCGGTTCGACATGTCGCCATAGAGGGCGTAGTTGCTGGAGAACCAGACCCCGCCCATGGCCTCGAAGAACTGGCGGATCTGAAAGTACGGCACCCCCATCTTGATGCCCAGCGCCTTGGCCTCTGCCGAGCGGGCCACCACGCAGCCATCGTTGTTGGAGAGCACCACGATGGGCCGCCCCTTCAAGTCGGGGCGGAACAGCCGCTCGCAACTGGCGTAGAAATTGTTCACGTCGACCAGGGCGACGGCGCAGCGCTTGTTCATGGGGTATCCACCTGATGCACGACAAAAGACACCACTCCGAAAATTTCCAGCTCCTGCCCCTCACTGAAATGGATGGGCCGATATGCCGGGTTGCCAGGGAGCAGCGCCACAGTTGGCGCAAGCTGCAGCTTCTTCACCGTGAACTCTCCATCCACCGCGGCGACCACCACGCTGCCGTGGCACGCCTTGCGGCTGCGGTCTACGACCAGTAGGTCGCCATCACTGATCCCGTGGTCGACCATGCTGTCACCAGCCGCCCGCACGAAGTAGGTGGCCGCCGGGTGGGTAACACACAGCTGATTGAGATCGATGGTCTGCTCGGTGTAGTCCTGCGCCGGCGACGGAAAGCCGCAAGCCACCGGAGAGAGGAACAGGGGAAGCTCCAACAAGGGAGCATCGGGAGTGGGTTGCGCGAACATACTGGTAGCCTCAAAAAATAACTGTATAAATGAACAGTATAGCAAGGCGCCAAAAATGGATCACTGTGCGGCTCTATCTGCCATGCCCCACCAACTTTACCCAGCGAACGAAGTTGTTTAATGATTTCAATTTACAAAAACACATATACTATGAAAAATAGCTCTATATGTAGAGCTCATGCTCAATTAAAAACCTGAGTAAATGGAGTTGAGGAAACGTGATCGATAAAATAAAAGAAATTCAGGATATATTAATATCAAGATTCAATAACACAATTATTAGCAGCCTATTTCTGTCTTTTTTAATGATGAATTCAAGAGGTATTTTAATATTCACCCTTAGTAATAAAGAGACTAAAATTGAAATTTTAAAAAATTGGCAGCCAGACCTGTTTTGGGACTGTTTTATGCCACTCGTTATTAGTGCCATATATATTATGGCAATTCCACTAGCAAGCGCCACGCTAAAGAAACATGTAACAAACAGAATATACAAGCTCGAACAGGATGCTGAGCGAGATAAAACGCTAATTAGCTTGAATGGCATGCAAGACATTGAGATAGCGAAGGTAAAAAGCACCGCTGAATATGCAGACAAATACGCTCACAATGAAATTCAAAACTGGATTAATGAAAAAGATGAGACCATTTCAAACCTTAAAAAAGCTCAAGAACTTAATGCTACACTAACTAAAAAAATACCGAATTAACTGATGAGGTAAACAAGTTAAGCGCCAATTCAAACTATTACTCTATGTTATATGAGCGCAGTATCAATACAATGAGCCTAATTGATGGAGCCCTTCAGAATATCAACAAAAAATATCCAACCGCATTCAATAGTGATATAAAATTCACTAGCACTGATACATCAGATAAAAACTCCATTATAACTCTGCTAGCAAACGCAATTAAAAACATTCTGGAAATGAACAATAAAAAACCTGCGTCCATACTGGGAGATTGGCAACCACCCATAAATGAGAATTTAATTGATGCGCTAACATTGTTATTGGAAAATATAAAGAATGATGAAAACAAACTCCAAAATGATAAGAAAAAGTTAAAAGACATTGTGCTTACGTCATCACGCACTGTTGAAATGAAAAACTCTGATGGATTGTGAAGGATCGCAAAAAGGATCCAGCTCCCCGCGTGCGGCCAGTGCTGGCGCGGGGAGCTGCTCCCGCCCTCCGGTCGTTCACCTGCATGATTTTCAACACATAAAGCGCGCAGGCGAGGCGGGGTCCCGATTGCGCGCTAGGTACGGAGGGACGCAGCTCAGGGGTGTAAGTGCGTTGAACGCCAGGCAAAACAAAGCCCCTTGCTGAGGGGGCTTTTATGACACCATGAACACATATAGGCTCCACGTGTCCGGTGTAACTCTAGCCTTACCTATGCCGCCAGCCTAACAGTTGATAGATATTCAATTAAGGATTTCATACGTCTGCGGCACTGAATTCCAGCTTGTTACGATCCACTCAGTCCTTGCAACACCAACTGCCGCCCCTCTGGCGTCAGTGAGCCCATCAAGCTCAGCACCAGCTGGTTGGTGGTCTTGGCCGAGGGGCTTAGAGTGTGGGCGAACGACAGGGTGGCCACCCAGCTGTGGCCACACTCTGCATCGGTGCATTGGCAGTAGAGATCCGAGACATCATCGCTCAGTCGGTTGGTCTTGGTAATGCGGCCCCGCTGACCACACACTTTGCAATAAACCCGCATTACGCCCCCTTTTCTATCCAAATCAACAGCCTATCTTGCCACAGCAAATACTGTTTGTTTATACAGTTGAACCGATATTTTCCCGAAAATCGACCCAGAGGGAGCGAGGGAGTCCCGCGCTGTTGATGGCATCCTGGATAAGCTCACACAGCGGCAGCACCTCGTTGCGGGCATAGGTCGCATCGTACTTCTCGGGATCCCCGAGCCCTCCCCCGCCATTGGTCGGGATGATACCGGCCAGCGCCGCCGGGAAGCGGTGGCTGGTCAGTACATCCTGGGCGGTGATCCCCTTGATGGCCGCGAACTCGTCCTTGGTCGCAATGTCCCCCACCGGGATCAGCTTGATGCCATCGGGCTTGCCGTCCGGGATGTTGACGAACATGGAGCGGAAATTCCCCACCCCCTTGCTGCTCGCTATCATCTCCTTCATCTCCTCTTCGGTGTCGTCGTCCATGTTCGGGTCGGTGGCGTAGAAGATGAACCCCATGTGGGCGCCGTTGAGGAAGTATTTACGCCGAAACAGGGTGGCATCCTGGTTAAGCAGGGCCGATTGCAGGCCGCCCAAGTAATCGGGCATGCCGTAGATCTGCTGCTCGGGGTCGTACTGGGCCAGCCAGATGACATCTTCCGGCCGGTAAATCAGGTTCGGCTTGCCCTGCTGCAGGTAGACAAAGCAACCATCCTCGCGCCGGCGCAAGTAGACGCTCGAGAGTGGCAACAGCCCCACCACCTGGTTAAACCCGTTGCGTAGCTTGAGCAAGCCTGCGTCCCCGAACTGCAGGTAGTTGTGCGCAAAAGCGGTGACCGTGGTGCGCTGGTTGGTAAAGCGCCCCGCTACCATGTTGCGGCGCGCCATCAAAATGGCCCCGTGGTGGGCATTGGCCCGCACCACCTTGGCCAACCCCTTGCGCTCGATGGGCGGCTGGTAATACTCGCCATAGGGGTTGTAGAACACCCCGGTGTAATCGGTCATCCAGGCCGTGGGGTCGATGGCCTCCGGCATGCTGAACGCCACCGCGCTCTTTGCTGGGGTAGCCGCCCGGGCCGGTTGGGGTTTGTGTCGCTTGGTCATGCTGCCTTTCTCTCCTGGCTGGTTGCCCAGGTGGATTTACGTTTGCGGGTGGTATCGAGCGGCTCGTTAGCCACGGCGTGGGCGATGGCAAAAAACACGTCGGCGTGACCGGTCACATTGTCGCGGGCGGCACGGAACGTCATCTGGCCGCCGCCGGTGGTGCTGCGCTTGATGGCGAGGAACGCCAGCGGAATATCCCGATCTGCGCTGTCCCACTCGATGCGGTTGGCCTCCACCACGTCGATCATCTTGAGGACCAGCCGCGATTTGCTCTCGATGCTGTAGTTGATGGGGTGGCACACCCCTTTGAAGGTGGGCTTCAAGAGGTCATAGACCCCGGCGCCAATACCTGAAACATCGACCCCGAGATAGGTGACCCGAAACTTCTTGGCGATGCGCTCAATCTCTTGCGCCTGGTACTGGAAGTTGAGCCCGCGCCAGTAGTGCTTCTCGAGCACCCGAAAGCGCTCACCGGCGACCATGGGCGGGGCAACCACCACCAAGGTGGCGTTGTCGCGGGTGCGGCTCGGGTCGTAGCCCATCCACACCTCGCGTCGGCCGAACGGGTCAGGCCGCCCGGGCTTGTAATCCTCCCAGCGACTCGGGTCTACCCCTGCCCGCTCCATATCCTGGAACTTGAACACCGACAGCGCATCGTCGATAAACCGGCACATGTAGAGACGGTCGAACACCTCCTCCGGGTACTCGTCTTTCAGCTCCTCGATGTCGATGAGGTGACAGCCGAGGCGAATGGCATCTTCGATGGTGATGACGTAACGCCACTGCCGATCGGGGCAGACGCGGCCACCATCGCGCAGGTCATCTTCGCCCGGGAAGTCGATGGCCACCCGGCTCGGGCGCTGGCCCTTCCAGCGATCCCCAGTCCAGAACCGGTACGCTTCGTGAACCTTGCTCGACGGGGTCGAGAAGTAGGTCTTGCGCCAGCGGCTCTGGGTCGCCATGGCGCTGGCCACGTCGGAGAGCTTCTCGAAGTTGGGGATCCAGAAATACTCGTCGATGTAGACGTTGCCGGAGCGGGACTGGGCGCTGTTGGAGTTGGTCGAGCAGAAGTGAAGCTCGGCACCGTTCGACAGGACGATGGGGTTACCGGTCAGGGTGACGCCGAGGAAGGTCTGGGCAATCTTGCAGATGTAGGAGCGGAACACCTCTGCCTGGGCGCGGGTGGCGGACAGGAATATCTGGTTGCCACCGGTGAGCACTGCATCTTCCAGCGCCTCGCCGGCGAAGTAGTAGGTCATGCCGATCTGGCGGGATTTGAGGATGTTGCGGGTACGCGGTAGCGTCGGGTCGTTCTTGGCCTCGCGACAGCGCAGCTGATAGCCAAACAGGGTGCCTAGCCATTCGCTAAAGTCATCGGCCGTCAGGTGGCCGACCTCATTCTTGCCCTTCTTACTGCCCTTCCCCTTGCGGCCGCCATCCTGGCCACCGCGCCCGCGTGGGGTTCGCGGCGGAGCGGGTTCGTCTCCCGCTTCACGTTGGACCTTGATGGCCTGCTGGCGCTCGGCCCACTTGATAGCCTTCTCTTTAAGGCTGACATGGTGACCGATTAGCCGATCCAGTTCGTCCAGCTCGGCGCTGGTTTTCTTCTCCCGCCCGAGTAGCGACTGCACCCGGCGGGCAATGGCATCCTCCACCGCCTCTTCGGTCAGCAGGTCACGCCAGCCGTATTTCTCGGCCCAGAAGTAGACCACACGGCAGGAGTTAAGCCCCAGTTCGTCCTTGATCTCCTGGGGTGTCCATCGTTTAAGGTAGAGTCCCCGCGCGGCATTGCGGATCTCCTCGGGATACGCCACGGCGCCTCCATCAGGTGAATGATGGCGCCATCATAGCCAGTCCCTCCCCTTGCTTATCTCACTGATGTTACAGGCAATTCGGATATTCCGCTGGATCCGAATCGCCACGAACACAACTGGATGAAACCCCCTTGCCGACCCGATAGCCTGACCCCGCATCTATTGGGAGCAGGCATGAACGAATCAACCTTGAGAACTGGCTGGGTCTGTATCGCTACCGAAGGCAAAGCGGTGGATGGGCGGGATATTACCCGCGACTGGCTCACCGACATGGCCGAGACCTACGATCCGACCTATTACACCGCCGTCATCTGGCCCGAGCACGATCGCTGGTCCAGCTATGGCACGGTGCAGGCGCTCAAAACCGAAGAGGTGGACGGCAAGCTCAAGCTGTTCGCCATCCTCTGCCCGAATCGCGATCTCATCTACTACAACCAGAACGGCCAGTACCAGTTCTGCTCCATCGAACCCTTCGAGAACTTCGCCGATCTGGGGCGTACCTACCTGCTGGGCCTCGGTGTCACCGACGAGCCCGCCAGCACCGGCACCACCCATCTCAAGTTCAGCAACAGCAACAAGGGACAGGCCGTTGGCACCAGCGAGCCGCTGGACCTCTCCATGTTCAAGCTACCCAAGCACGAGAAGGCCGATGGCCTGATCGCCAAGTTTTTCAGCTTCCTGGCCAGCCATGGCGAGCAAGCGCCCACGACTCCCCCCAGCCAACCCGAGGATGAGGAAATGAAACCAGAACAGTTCGATCAGATGCTGGGGGCCCTTAACGGCCTTGGCACCAAGATCGATGCCTTCAGCGCCAAGCTGGACGCCAAACCGGCCACCGACGACACCACCCAACCGGTCACCGAGCCCGCCAAGGTGGAGGAGCAACCCGGCATCACCACCGAGCAGTTCAGCAAGCTGGAGAAGACCCTGGCCAGCCTGACCGACAAGTTCGGCGAGCTGAACAGCAAGATCGACCAGTTCTCTGTCGAGAAGCCGGGCCAGCGCCCGGACGCCCTCGGCGGTGACGATACCCCTGCAGTCTATTAAGGAGCGACCGTGAGCCAGACCCTTACCGTCCAGGCCATGCAGCGCCTGGAGCAATACAGCAATGCCCTGGCCAAGGCCTACGGCATCCCCGTCAACGCGCTGGCCAAGCAGTTCAGCGTCACAGGTCCGGTGGAAACGGGCCTGCGCGCTGCGCTGCTCGCCTCCGTCGTGTTCCTCGGCCTCATCACTTGCCTCGACGTAGATCAGATCAAGGGCCAGGTGGTGCAAGTGGGCATCGGCAAGCTGTTCACCGGCCGCAAGAAGGATGGCCGCTTTAACGGCAAGATCGGCGTCGCCGGCAACACCTACGAGCTGACCGAGACCGATTCGTGTGCCTCGCTGGACTGGGCGACCCTGTGTGTTTGGGCCAACGCCGGCAGCGAGGGCGAGTTCCTGCGCCTGGTGGGCGATTTCATCAACAAGGCGTTTGCTCTGGACATGCTACGCGTCGGTTGGAACGGCGTGGAAGCGGCCGACGACACCGACCCCAAAGCCCATCCGCTTGGCGAAGACGTCAACAAAGGCTGGCACCAGCTGGCCCGCGAGTGGAACGAAGGCAGCCAGATCATCAAGGCCGAGGCCGGCAAGAAGATCCACTTCGACCCGGATGGCAAGGGTGATTACAAGACCCTGGACGAGATGGCCTCCGACCTTATCAACACCACTATCGATCCGCTGTTTCGCCAGGACCCGCATCTGGTCGTGTTGGTCGGTACCGATCTGGTGGCCTCGGCCCAGGCCAAGCTCTACAGCGAAGCCACCAAGCCGACCGAGCAGATCGCCGCCCAGAAGCTGGCCGAATCCATTGCCGGGCGCAAGGCCTACATCCCGCCCTTCTTCCCAGGCAAGCGGATGGTGGTGACCACCCTCGACAACCTGCATATCTACACCCAGCGCGGCACCCGCAAGCGCAAGGCCGACGATAACCAGGACAAGAAGTGTTTCGATAACCAGTACTGGCGGATGGAAGGCTACGCCATAGGCGAATACCTCGCCTATGGCGGGTTCGAGGAGGCCGACATCGAGATCGGCGCCGATCCGGCAGTGGTTGCGGCAGCGGCTGAGGCTGCAGCCAAGAAAAAAGATGCTGCAGAGCAGCAAGGCTAAGCCATGAGCTCACCGGGTCAACGCCACAAGCAACGGGTACAAGCCATGCAGGGGGCCGCGCAGGCCGCCTGCACGGGCATGGCCACCGGCGCGGTGGCGGACAGCCTGCACCTGCAGATGATTGCCCTGGAACAGGACATCGTCCGCCTGCGCAAGCTGGCCCGCATCGGGGATCGGGTGAACATGAAGCGCTGCGAGCTGATACCCAAATACCGTCCCTATGTGGAGCGCTATCTGGCAAGCGTGGCCGAGTCCGGCCAGCCCTACCAGAACGAGCTGTTTCAACGGCTGGTGATCTGGGCCTTTGACGTGGGCGACTTCGACACCGGGATCGCCTGGGCAGAGCTCGCCATCAAGCAGGGACAGCGCACCCCGAACAACTTCAAGCGCGACTGGGCCACCTTCGTGGCCGACACCGTGCTGGAGTGGGCCGAGAAGAGCGCCGCTGAAGGCCACGCCGTCGAGCCCTGGTTCTCCCAGGTGTTCGACAAGGTACGCAATGACTGGCGCCTTAACGAGAAGCTCACCGCCAAGTGGTTCAAGGCCGCGGGCTGCCTGCTGCTACGTGACCAGGATGGCCAGCCACGACCCAGTGCCGTGGGGGACTCCGCCACCCTGGAGCAGGCCGACCACTGGCTGGCCCAGGCAGAGAAGCTGCACAGCAAGGTGGGCGTCAACACCTTACGCCATAAGATTGCCATGCGCCTGCGGGTGCTCAATCCCGAATAACAAACCGACTCTCCGCGCCGTCGCACCCCGGCGCGAATGCCATGGACCGCCTTTGGCGAACCCAGCGGCAATTGCGTGGCTACAGGGGTGCACCTATTCAACCAGCGAGGTCACTGATGTTTGCAGGCAAGGATATCGACTACAGCGCCGCCACTATCCGCAATGACGGGTTTTGGCCGGATGTGGCCGTGGCCGATTTTGAGCGCCGCCGCGCCCTGCCTGCCGACCTCGACCCGCAAACCACCGGCGCCGCCCTGCTGGCAGCCATCTCGGAAATCAACCTGCAGTTGGCGATGCGCCAGGCCGCACTGATGGCCGAGGGCTATGCCAGTGCCGCCGAGGTGCCGGGGCCAAGCCTTGAGGGTGGCACCAATGCGCTAACCGAGCAGTATCTGGCCGCGGTGTTTGCCCGCGCCAAGGCGGCCCTCTTGCCGGAGTTCGCCAGCGTCACCGAACGGCCGGCCGCCAACAACCTGGCCGAGCGGGCGCCGGAGCAACGGGCCCAACTGCTGGCCGAGAGTCAGCAGCTGGTGCGCAGCATCAAGGGCAAACACCGAGCGGGGGTCTCGTTGATATGAGTAAAGAGATGAGTGAACAGCAGGCCCAGGGCTATTTCCTGCACGCCCTCCACGCCGAGCTGACCCGGGTGCTGCCGGTCAAGTGCCGCAAGTCCCTCGACAGCTGGATGGAGAACGGAACGATCCGCCTCGAATCCCGCAACATGGGCCCGACCGGCGTAGACGTGGCCTGGCTCACCTATCAGGCGGTGTTCATCGTTGAACAACTGCCCTTTCGTGAGCTGGATCCGGCCATCGTCTTGGCCGCCGTGGCCGCCTGGGTACAGGAGCACGACTCGTTTCGCGAACAGTTCGAGCTGGCCGACCCGGAATACGCGGTGACCCCGAACGATGAGAAGAGTGCCGATCTCGAGATCCAGCTCGCCTTTACCGAGCCGCTGCGCCTTATCGAGCACCCGAGCGGCCCCATCAACTGGCTCGGCAAGTGCTGGCAGGTGGCCCCCTATGAGATCTGGGTGGCCGACCACATCGACATGAACGTCGGTGACACAGGCCATCACCAGGTAGGTGGTCCGGCATGATCACCATCACCCTGGACGCTCGCCGCAGCCAGGACCAGCTCAACCTGCTGGCCCTGCCGCCCCAAAAGCGCAAACGCCTGGTGTGGCGCGCCGCTGCCGAGCTCAAAAAGCTGGCGGCCCGTAATGTGCGCCAGCAACAAGACCCCAACGGCAAGCCCTGGGCGCCGCGCAAGCGGGGCAAACGCAAGATGCTGCGCGGCCTGCCCAAGCTCTTGGAGATCCACGCCCCCAGCCAGGACGTGGCCGAGCTCGGGTTCAAACGGGGGACGATGAACGTTCATGCCGGGGTTATCGCCAACACCCACCAAAAGGGACACACCTATCAGGTGACCGCGGCCAGCCGGCGCCGCATTGCCACCAGTGAAGGCGGTAAGCAAAAACCTGCGACCAAGGCGCAGGCCCGCAAGCTGCGCGAGCTCGGGTTCAAGCGTCCGGGGGCGCGCAAGGGGTCATACCGCTCGGCGTCGCTTGGCTGGATCACCGGCAATCTCAACTACGCCCAGGCGGGATTGCTCATCTGGAAGCTCAAGGATGAACCGGTGAAAACGCGCTGGGAGATTGAGCTCCCTGCCCGCCCGTTCCTCGGCGCCAACGCCAAACAACGGGAGCAAGCCTTTGCCCGCGCCCTGCAGAGCATCGACTACGGCTGGGACGTCAACAAGCAAGAGATGAAGGGGAAATAACGCCATGTGGCCTTATGTACAGATCAACAACTTGAACCAGATGCAGGGGCCGGTGACACAAGTCGAGCGCCACCTGCTGTTTGTCGGCACGGCGCCAAGCAATACCGGCAAGCTGCTCTCCCTCAACACCCAGAGCGACTTTGACAAGCTGCTGGGTGAGCCCGCCAGCGAACTCAAAACCAACCTGCAGACTGCCATGGCCAACGCCGGCCAGAACTGGACGGCGGCCGCCTTCGTGCTGCCCACCAACATGGACTGGCAAGATGCAGTCCGTGAGGCCCAGAAAACCCAATCCTTTGAAGGGGTGGTGGTACTGGGGCAAGAGTGGGACGAAGCGAAGATCAACGCCGCCCACGCTCTGAACCAGGAGCTGATCGCCAAGTGGGGTCGCTGGCAGTTCATGCTGCTGGCAGTCGCGGGGATCAATGCCGCCGAGAAGGATGGTCAGAGCTGGAGCGACTACGAGGCGGCCCTGGTCACCCTGCAAGATGGTATCAAGGCTGAATCCGTCACCCTGCTGCCGCAGCTGTGGCCCAACCTCGCCGGTGCCTATGCCGGACGCCTGTGCAACCGGGCGGTGAGCATTGCCGATACCCCGTGCCGGGTGAAAACCGGCGCCCTGGTCGGCCTTGGCAACAAGCCCAAAGACAAGGACGGGATCGAGCTGCCGCTGGCGACCCTGCAGACCCTTGAGCAGAACCGATTCTCGGTGCCGATGTGGTACCCGGACTATGACGGCATCTATTGGGCCGATGGCCGCACCCTGGACGCCGAGGGCGGTGACTAACAGGTGATCGAAAACCTGCGGGTTGCCTACAAGGTGGCGCGCCGGATGCGGGTACGTGCCATTGCCCGCATCGGCGATCGCTCGTTCAACTCCACCCCGGGCAGCACGGCCGCCGCCATCCTCTACTTTGGCAAAGACCTGCGCGAGATGGCCAGGACCACCACCATCAACGGCCAGCCGTTCCCGGGCGAAATCACCTCCCCCCGTGATGGCGATATCGCAATCCAGTGGACTGACAAAAACCACGTCTCCATCTACGTGGTGATCCGCACCGTGGACTGCCCCAAGGGGATCACCATCAACATCATGCTCGATCTGAGCCTCACCAATGGGGAGGGCTAATCCATGACCAGACGCATTTCAGGGCAGAGCTTCGACATTGAACTGCTGGGCACCATGGTGCACGTCGAGAAGGCCAGCCTCACCATCACCGACAGCAGCACCGTGGCGCAAACCCGCGGCATCCCTGACGGCTATGTGGATGGCGAGGTATCGGCCGAGTGCGAGTTCGAGCTCGATGCCAAGAACTTCAAGCTGCTGAGCGATGCCGCCAAACGGGCCGGCAGCTGGCGCGGGCTGAAACCGGACGATGTGCTGTTCTACGCCGACACCGGCGACGAGACCATGAAGGTGGAGGCCTTCGGCGTGAAGCTGCAGATCTCTGACCTGCTGGATGTTGACCCCAAGGGGGGCAGCAAGGGGGTGCACAAGCTCAAGGGCATCGTCACCTCCCCCGACTTCGTTCACATCAATGGCGTGCCGTACCTCTCGGATGACGACACCCGCCACCTCAAAGGGTAAGGAGGCCAGGTGGACGATATCGACCGCGCAAACAACCACGCAGCCCAGATGCTGGCCGTGCATCTGGCCAACCAGATGGGCAAAGGGCGCTACCAGGGGGAGAGCCGGCACCACTGCGAAGAGTGCGACGACCCCATCCCGGCAGCACGCCGTCAACATGTGCCGGGGGTGCGGCTGTGCGTCCCCTGCCAGAACCGCGCCGAGCGACGCGGGCAATAACGAGAACGGGATATGAACCCTATGCCGAACAAAGACCCCACCCTCTGGGCCGCCCTGATGGCCTGGCTGATGGACAACTGGCCCGCCGTGTCCGGGGCATTGCTGGCGCTGAGCATCTCCTTCATGCGCATCACCTATGACGGCGGCAGCGGGCGCCGCCGTCTGATCGAATCCACCCTGTGCGGCCTCATCACCCTGGCCGCGGCGTCGGGCACCACCCTGCTCGGCGTCCCCTATGAGGCAGCCCCCTTTATCGGTGGCGTGGTGGGGCTGCTTGGAGTGGACATCATCCGCGAAAAGGCCAAGACGGTGCTGAACAAAAGGGGGAACAACGATGCCGCGTAGTCACTGCCACCCGCAGGTGGCCGCGTTTCTCGACATGATTGCCTATGCCGAAGGCACCAAAGGCCGGGGCGATGACGGGTACAACAAGCTGGTCAATCCGGCGGGGTTCTTTGAGAACTACGCCACCCACCCGAACGTGCTGGTGCAGGTCAACAAGACCCTGAGCAGCACCGCGGCTGGCCGCTATCAGTTCCTGTCAAAGCACTGGGCCCACTACCGCGACCAGCTCGGTCTGCCGGACTTTGGCCCCGAGTCGCAAGATGCCTGGGCTATCCAGCTTATTCGCGAGCGTAAGGCGCTGGATGATGTGCTCAAGGGTCGTATCCGCGAGGCTATCTCCAAATGCGCCAATATCTGGGCCAGCCTGCCGGGCGCCGGTTACGGTCAGCGCGAGCACAAGCTGGCCGACATGCTGGCCAAGTTCACAGAGTTCGGCGGGGTGCTGGCATGAGCACCTTCAAGGCACTGCTCTCCAATGTGCTGTTGGTCCTGGTGTTGGTGATGGGCGCCGCTCTGTTTCTTGGCAGCCGGATACTGGAGAGCCGGGGTAAGGCGCTGGCCACCGCCAACGAGACCATCAACACCCTGCAGCAGACCAACCAGCTGCAGGCCAGTCAGCTGGCGACGCTGCAACGCGATGCCGAAGGGATGCGCAAGTTGCTGGGTACCCAGAACGCAGCCTTGGCTGATCTCGACCAACAGAACAGGAAGACAGCATATGAACTGGAACAAGCCTTGGCCACGCCGCCGACTGGCCGCCCGAACTGCGCTAGTGAGCCTCTGCCTGACGCTGCTCTGCGCCTGCTCCAGCCAGCCAACAACCGTGGTTAAAACGCAGGTCATCAAGCGGCTACCGCCGCCGGGGCTGGTGCCCCACTGCCCGGAGCCTGATTTCACGGGGGGCACCTACGGCGATGCCGTGCGGTTTATCCCCACCCTGCAGATGGCGCTGCGCCGCTGCCAGACCCAAATCAACACCCTGAACCACTGGATTGAACAAGAGGAAACTACCCCATGACCACTTCGATCATCACCCTGGACGTTGCCGGCAAAGAGCTGAAATTCGCCCCCACCATGGTGGCCTACAACGGCTTTATCAACGACATGATGCCAAGCGACAAGGTAGCGCCGGCCCACAACTACCTGAAAAAGATCGTCTGTCAGGAGAGCAAAGAGGTGCTCGATGAGCTGCTCAAACGCCCGGGCGCGGCGCTGCAGTTGGCGGGCGCCATTAACCAGCAATTCGCCCCCGACTTGGAGATCACCGTAAAAAACTGACGGCGCGAGCCGAGGCGATCGAGCGCAATCACCTGGAGCAGGCGCTGGCGCTGCGGCGCCACTACCTGCCCCATGACGAAGACGACATCGACAGCCTGGCCCGCGCCCTCTGGTTAGACCGACACGCTCGGGAGTCCCACGCCGCTGCAGTGGCCGAGGGCATCGCCAACGCATTTAACGGATAACGACCTATGGCCTGGATGGAAAAATTGATGATGCAGGTGGCTTTGGTGGATCAGGTCACCAAGCCCCTTGCTGGCATCAATGCCCAGATGGACAAGGTCAGCAAGGCTGGCCGTCAGGGCTGGAGCAGCATGACAATGGGGGCCACCACGGTGGCCGCCGGCGGCATGGCGATCCAGTCTGCCCTGGGCCCGGCCATCGAGATGGACCGGGCACTGGCCGAGGTGGCCTCGCTCGATGTGCAAAAGGAGGTACTCGGGGCGCTCGGGCGCGAAGCGTTGAAGCTCTCTATCCAGTACGGGGAGTCAGCCACCGAGATTGTCCGCTCCTCCTACGATATCCAGTCGGCGATCGCGGGGCTCGAAGGTAACGAGCTGCCCGCCTTTACCCGCGCATCGACCACTCTGGCCAAGGCGACCAAGGCCGACACCGCCACCATCACCAACTACATGGGCACCATGTACGGCATCTTCGAGCAGCAGGCCAAGCAGATGGGCAAGGCCAACTGGGTCGAGGATGTGGCCGGCAAGACAGCGCTTGCGGTGCAGCTGTTCAAGACCACCGGCCAGGGCATGGCCGATGCGTTCGGGGCAATCGGCGCCAACGCCACCGCCGCCGGCATCGCGATGGACGAGCAGTTCGCGGTGCTCGGCCAGCTGCAGGCCACCATGAGTGGCGGCGAGGCGGGTACCAAGTTCAAGGCGTTTCTGGCCGGGGTCGGCAATGCCCAGAAGGCGCTCGGTATCCAGTTCACCGATGCCGCGGGCAACATGCTGCCGGTGCTCACCATGCTGGACAAGCTCAAAGCACGTTATGGCGAGACCCTGAGCGTGGCCGAGGGGGACGAGCTCAAGAAGGCGTTCGGCTCGGATGAGGCGGTCAGCATGATCAAGCTGTTGATGACCAACACCAAGGGGCTTGCCACCAACATCAATGCGCTTGCCAACACCCACGGCATGGGCAAGGCCGAGCAAATGGCCGCCGCCATGACTGACCAGTGGCAGCGGGTCGAGCAAGCCTGGTTTGCCATTCGCGCTGCCGCGTTCGGGGTGGTACTACCCGCCATCAACGCCGTGATGAGCGTCTTTGCAGATGGCGCCAACGAGGTGCTGCGCTGGACGCACCTCTTCCCGAACCTGACCAAGGTCATCAGCTATGCCCTGCTGGCCATCGTGGGGTTGAGCATGGTCACCGGTACCTGGATGCTGATCGCCGGCTTGGCCAAGCTGGCCACCCTGGGGCTCGGTATCGCCTGGTCGATCATCACCGCCCCTCTCAACCTGCTGAAAGCGGGCTTGGTGTCGTTTCGGGCCATCATGCTGGCCGTCAACATCATGATGGCGGCCAACCCTGCCGTGCTGCTGGCTTATCTCATCGGCGGACTGCTCGTTGGTGCCATTGGGCTGGCTATCTACTACTGGGATGACCTCAAGCAAACACTGGCTGATTGGGGCGTGTTCGAGGCCATGACCGCAATGGTAGATGGGGCCACCGCAGGATGGGCCAGCTTCATGCAGCTACTCGCTGACTTGAGTCCTTTTCAGCTGATCGGCAAAGCGGTGGACTGGTTGATCGACAAGCTCAACATGATCCCGGGCGTCAATATCGAGTTTGGCTCCATCCCTGAACTGGCCATGCCTGCCGTCTCTCCGCTCAATGTGCCGGTCATGCCGGGGGCAATGAACCTCCAGGCTCCAGAGCTGCAACAAGAGACCATCAATGCGCCCCTCGCCCGCTATCGCCAGCAAGAGCGAAGCGCGGTGCCATCGGGTGGGCTGGGCAAGCAGCTGATCCAGGCCAACGCGGCCGTTACCACTACCAACCAGAAACCGGCAAAAGCCCTGAGCATCGGGGAAGTTCATAACCACTTCCAGAACCCGATGACCCCCGAACAGATGGCCGAGAACGCCTGGCTGGAGACCCCATGATGAGCGAGCCCCAGAACCCTGAACCCAAGTACATCGACATTTTGGTGGTGAACGGTGCATGGCAGCTCGATGCCGGTGGCCAGCCCCGTTACACCCAGGACCGCCACTGCATCGGCCAGGACATCAAGCACCGGATCATGGAGTCGGGGCTGGCCCGCAAGCTGATCGGTGAGCGCAGCCCGACCCTGCGCGCCGATGTGATGACCGAGATAGAGCTGCTGGTCGAGAACGACGAGCGGCTGATCCCGGGCACCATCGTGATCAGCGAGGAGGATATCGAGCGGGTGCTGGTCACCGCCCGCACCTATGAATTTGGCGATCTGGAGGTAACCCTGTGAACCTGCGCCCCAACGTGGATTTTATGGCCCTGCTGGCAGAGACCGGCATCCCGACCACCGAACAGGCCATGGAGGCCGAGCTTAAAAAAGAGGTCGAGGCCGCCGGCTCCCTTATCACCAACGACAGCGATGTGAGCCCCTTCTGGCGACTGGTGCGCGGGGTGGTCATCACCCCGGCGCTCTGGCTTGTCCGCACCCTCTTGGCTGGTCATGTGCTGCCCAACACCTTTGCCGCCACCGCCACCGATGCCTATCTCGACCTCAAGGCGTGGGATGTGGCTCTCACCCGCAAAGGCGACCAGAAGACCCGAGGGGTAATCAACTTCGTCAAGGTGAACCCGAGCGAAGCAACCGCCATCCCGGCCGATATCTGGGTCAGCACCGAGCGCATCAACGGCACCATCTACCGGGTCAAACCGCTGCAGGCGGTGGTGAGCCCAGCCGGTGAAGCGGTGGCCCGCGTGGTGTGCGAGGCCGAGTTCGCGGGCGCGGCCTGGAATCTGGCCCCGGGCTATTACCACCTGCTCAGTGAACCGGTGACCGGTATCCTCTCTGCTCGCAACGATGACAAGGAGTGGATCATCACCCCGGGCGCCGATGCCGAGAGCAACGATGCGCTGGGCCTGCGCATCAAGAACCAGTTCTCGGCAGTGGGGCGCTATCACATCGATGCCGTCTATCGCTCGATGCTGGCCAGCGTCGCGGGTATTCGCGCCGATCATATCTTCTTCGAGCACGATGCCCCGCGCGGGCCAAGGACCGCTAATGCCTACATCCTGCTGGAAGTGGGGACCACACCGGCCAGCCTCATCAGCAAGCTTAACGACTACGTGACCAACCAGGGCAACCACGGCCACGGTGATGATCTGCAGGTGATGGCGATACCGGAAACCGAGCACAGCTTGCATCTGGAGCTGTGGCCCGTCGATAACCTTGGCGAGCCCCAGCGGGCCGCCCTGGTCGCGGGGGTCAAGCAGCTGGTCAATGCGGCGTTCCGGCTGTCGGCTGACTATCCGACCGTGACCCGCACCTGGCCGCAGTCCCGTTTCTCATTAAGCCAGCTGGGCCGCGAGCTGCATCAGGCATTCCCCGAGATCAGGAGCCTGCACTTCACCGAGCTGGATATCCTCTCTGGGCTCGCCATCCCGCGTCTCTCGAGGCTGGAGGTGACGCTCCATGAATAAAACCACCGGCATCGACCATCTGAGCGCCGCGCCCCAGCTGCCGGAAAGCACCGCCCCTTGGTGGGAAGATGGCAAGAGCATCGCGGACGGTGTGCAAGAGCCCGCCTTTTTGGCCCGGGGCATCATGGCCCTGTGGCGCCGCCTGCGTGGCTGGCTGGTGCAGCCGCTGGCGCAACAAGACCCGCTGACCTGCTCCGAGTCCCTGCTGGCACTGCTCGCCTGGGAGCGGGATATCACGCGCTTTAAGGGCGAACCGCTCGACCTGTTTCGCAAACGGGTGAAGTTCGCCTTCATCAACGCCAGAGACGCGGGCGGTGCCGCAGGCTTTGTCGATATCTTTGGCCGATTCGATATCACCCTGCGCGCCCAGATGGAACGCATCGACGGCATGGATTGGGACATCATCCTGCTGTTGCTCGATGAGCACAGCGACCAACTGACGGAGCGGCTGGCCCACGAGCTGGTGAAGCAGTACCGCCGCACCTGTCGCCGCTATGACGTGGGCGTGACCGCGTTCACCGACCAGCAGCAATTGGGCTGCGCCGAGTTTTCGGCCAGCTATCAAACCATCACCGCATCAACGGATGTCGAACTGGCCGGTTCGGTCTGGGGGCATTGCGTGAGAGCAGCCCAGCCGATCTCTGCCAGCTATGTAACAACGGAGGCTAAATGGCCGAAATCCTGAATCGGGGGATGATGCTCATCACCCAGAATCTCGCCCTGAACGTGGCCACCCACATCGACAAGATGGTGCTGGCCTACAAGCCGGGGTTGAACTACACCGACCCGGTGAATCCGGATGAACCGGATCCAGCACCGGGAGAAATCAAATATCGGGGGCCAGTCACCAAGGCCGCCGCGATCTCGCCGGACAAGGTGGTCTATTCCCTGCTGCTGGAACCGACCGTTGGGCCGTTTACGTTCAACTGGATGGGGCTGGAAGCCAGCGATGGCACCCTGGTCGCGGTCTCCTATCTGCCTGATACGGTCAAGGTAGCCAAGGATGCCAACCAGCCAGGGGATACCTTGATCCGCAACTTCATTCTGGCCTTCGCCCGCGCCAGCGCCGCGCTGGATGTGACCATCTCGCCGGAGACATGGCAGTTTGATTTCACCGACTACATCAACACCGCGATCAGCGATGGGTTGCGCGCCGGGTTCAGTGCATCGGCGATCACTGCAGACAGTTCGCTGCCAGCAAACGGGAAATACCCGTCACACCTGAGATTTATGAAACCTGCCGTCGTGACCTTGGATGAGACATGGCCGGACGGTAGCCGCCTCGGCGTGATTGTCGATCACAGCGTGGATATGGCGGCAGGGGACTGCATCGTGCAGCTAACCAGCGGGACGATCAGCACCAGCGCCGGGGCTGACCGTCAAATCAGACTGCGCCAAGCCAGTCGCGAGTTTATTTTCGAGAAGATTGCCGGACAGTGGAGGGCAGCATGATCACATTGGGAGGCAGTGCCGGAGCAAGCACTGGATTCGGACGGTTTAGAAACCGCATTGAAGTGTTGGACATCATCCCTGGCACGCGCCAGCTCATTATCCCGACCGGTTGGAGCAAGATCCGGGTCGCCGTGGTGGGTGGCGGTGGCAGTGGCCGCAACGTCACCAACAAAGACCTCCACGGTTATGGCGGCGGTGGTGGAGGCGGCGGTTATGCCGAAATCGAGCTGGATGTGGTGCCTGGCCAAACGTTCACCTACACCGTGGGCGCGGGCGGCGACCTGAATCAGGACGGCGGCACCACCTCGTTCGGTGCGCTGCTCTCTGCCACCGGCGGCAAGACCGCCACCGATAACACTTCGGTCGCCAGTAAAGGCGGCGCTGGCGGAACCGGTATCGGCGGCACCATCAACAAAGCGGGCGGTGCAGGCGGTAACGCCTTTGACGCTGCATCTGGTGGTGGCGGCGGTGGCGGTGCTTCAGGCCATCGTTACGGCGTCGGTGGCGCCGGTGGCAATGGGCTGGACAACGCGAACATCCCGAATGCGGGTGGTGTGGGTGGCTCTTGGGTCGATGGGCTTCGCCCCCTGCTGTACGACGATGGCTGGGGGTTGGGGATCACCCCGCACGATTTGCCGCTGGATGCGGAGCTCACGCTTCAGGCGATCGGTGGCAGCAACTATCTCTCTGTCTATAGCCGAGTGGGCCAGGGCACAAGTCATGCGGCTCATCAGGCCAATATCGGCGGTGGGTCATGCTCCAACCGTGGCGGAACTGCCGCAGTACAGCGCGGAGGCATTGGCGCAGGTGGCGGTGGTGGTTACAACACCAACACCGGCAGAGGGGGCCCGGGGGCCGTGATTGTGGAGGTATTGGGATGAATTACTACGCAAGACTGATTAAAGGTCGCGTGACGGAAGTGTGGAACGATGGTGGCCTGAACATCACTCCGGCTGATGTGCATGTGGCTGAACTGGCCACCAAGTTTGTGCCATGCCCTGACTGGGTGATCGCTGGCGCGACCTATGACGGCAAAGAGTGGGTCAACCCTGAGCCGATCCTGCCGACCGAGCCCACCGAGGAGCCCGAGGCATGACATGGCACCAGGGCCATCTGGTATGGCCCGCATCGGCTGGCGCCCTCCATGAGGCGGCCAACGGGGTAACAAGCCAGATCCCGAGCGCTCAATCAGCTGCAGTAAACCGCCTGCAAGGGCTGGCGGGGCGGGCTCAGTACCGGCCCCACCCGCTCAGCGAGGCCGCCGCCGCACTGGCGGAGTTACGGGGTGAGCTGGACCGGCTGCTGGTCACCGGACGCAGCCTGACCGTGACCCCGTATCAGCATGGGGTGGGCCAGCACCAGGGCAACCAGTACAGCCTCGCAGCCCCCAATGCGGTAGCCACCCTTGCCGCCAAGCTGCAGGACGGGGCCGATCTCTTGCTACCGACTGGCCAGCTGCACGCCATCGCCTGGCTGGTCACTGGCAACAGCGAGACCGCGCTGGCCGATGCCTTGACGCCGCTTTGCGCCATCCTGCCGCTGCCGGAGTGGTGCGCCACTCTGCGCCGCCTCACCGCCAACAACGACACCATGAGCCAGCCCACCGCCGCCAAGGTGCCACGCTGGAAAGCAGACGAGCCGCTGAGTTGGGATCCGCTGCGCCCTGCCCGCATGGCACTGGGGGCCGAGCTGGCCCAGCTGGAGAGTCTGGCGCAAGACGGGACCACCCCGATCGCCAAGCTGGCCGCGCTGGCGGCCCGGCGCGAGGAGCGGCTGGCAGCGATGACGCAAGCACTCAATCAACTGGCCTCCATCAGCGGCCAGCTGTGGCACTGGCAGGGACAAGGCGATGCCGCCAGCCTTGCCGCCCAGCTGGGCCAGAGCAGCCCGCCAGACCATAGCCATAGCATGACGGTCGGCGCGCTGCTGCTCTCCCCCTCCCCGCTGACCTTCTGGCAGGAGTTAACCCGATGAGCCGAACCGCCATGCTCACCCTGGACGGTGAGCCCATTGTGATGAAGTCGATGCGGATCTCTGTGTCGATGCAGTTTCAGGACAAGGACAGCAGCGGCCAAACCAGCTCGACCAGCAGCTCGGAGCAGGGAGAGAAGGCCAAGGAGCTAGATATCTCGGGCCTCGTCCCCTTCAAGGATGAACAGACCCTGAGCCGTCTGTTTGAGCTGGCCGACGCCAAGGGCGATGGTGGCAAGCGCCATATCTACCGGGTCGGGTCGCTACTGGCCAAGTCGGTGAAGGTGCGCCAGGCCAAGTTCGCCGGGCGTATCACCGCCAGCGAACAGGAGGGGCTGCTGGCGTGGCAAGTGCAGTTCACCCTGCGCGAGCACAACTCGGTGCCTGAGAAGCGGGAACAGCGGATGCCAAAAGCACCTGCCACCGTGGGCCAGGGCAACGCCAACACCAAACCGGCCAAGGCAGCCGATGGCGATAACGGGAAACCGGCCACCGAGCAGGAACAACTTAGCTCGTGGGAGCAGGCCATCAAGGGGCTGGATAACAAACTGGGAGACCTGATGGCGTGAAACTTTCGACCAACCTGACTCTGGGCGGCCAACCTGCCAACCTTATCGAACACGATATCGTGCTGGATCTCTGCGCCGGTGGCCGCGCCGCTCTCACCATCAAGGGGAGCGCCGAGAAGGGGCAAACCCTGACCGTGGATCTGGGCTACAACGGCGAACTGCGCCGCTGGTTCACCGGCTATGTGTATGACGTGCAGCCAGCCAGTAACAGTGCCAGCAAGCTGCTGTGCCGCGAGCTGGCCGGTATTCTGGGCAGTGCCTTCCCTGTCAGCATCCAACATGCAACCTTGCGCAGCCTGCTGGCTTGGTTGAGCGACCAGACCCAGCTCACCTTTTTGCTGCCTGATGGGGCCGACTATACCGACAAGCCGATCCCCAACTTCACCAGCGCAGGTACCGGCTATCAGCTGCTGAACAACGCGGGGCGAGCCTTTGCGGTGCCGGACTTCATCTGGCATCAGCAACCGGATGGCGCCATCTTCGTGGGCAGTCACGCCCATAGCCGTTGGGCAGATAGGCCGGTGCAACTGGATCCGGCCTTCTCTGGCCGCCAGGCGGGCAACACCATGACCACCGCCCCGATCCCGGCCATGCGCCCGGGGGTCATCCTAAACGGCAAGCGAGTGGAGCGGGTACGCCTCAAGGGTGACGAGATGACCCTCACCACGGCGACACCAGGTAAACCGGTGAAGTCACAGGAGCGGCGCAAGATGGAGGGGGTGTTCCCTGAGCTGGCCGACCAGATGCACCTGCCCAAGTTCGGGCGGGTCGAGGCCATCAGCGACAGCGCGGCAGCTGGCCAGCTCAATGATCCGTTTCGCCCGCGCTATGCGGTGGATGTGCAACTGCTGGGTGAAGATGGCCAACCGGACAAGGCAACCCCACTCTATCGCGCCGTGCCGCTGCCGGTGATGTTCGGTGGGCTCGAGCAGGGGCTGCTGCAGTTCCCCATCGAGGGGACCATCGTCGAGCTGGGGTTTGCCTTCGGCCGCGCTGACCGGCCATTTATTCGTACCGTGCTGGGCACCGGTTGGCCGCTGCCGGATATCGCCCCTGGGGAACAGCTACAGCAGCAGCGGGCCGAGGTGTTCAGCCGTACCGATACTGTGGGCAACCAGTCACGCCATACTGACCGCCGTCAACATGACAAGGCGATGCGGATGCACCGCGAGGCTGACGAATACCTGGGCGAGTTTGGCCAGCACCAGCTCACCACCCTGCAGCACAGCGTGGAGCAGATCGGGGCAATGAAGCGCATCGAGGCGCTCGGGGCTATCGAGCTGCTGGCCGGTGATGACATGGAGCTGGGGTGCCTGGGCAACATGAGCCAGACCTCTGCCGGCGATCTGGTGGAGGTGATTGGGCAACTGCGCCGCAGTGTGGCAGGAGAACTCCAACACTTCGAGGCGCCCCGTTCTTGGGTGGGTACCGAAGGCGTGAACATCTTCCGCCTACTGCTCCAGCTGATGAACGTGGTGGAGCAGCTGGCCGCCTCTGCTTCCAGCCACAACCACGGTGGGCCAGGGCCAACCAATGCCGAGACGTTCAACGCCCAGAGCAAGCAGGCCGCAGAGCTGGCCTCTACCCTCTCACCCATCATCGAATAACCCGCCGAGCAACCAATCAAAGAAGGCCCCACATCGTGACAATGCCAGTCAGTTAAGCCTGACCGGCATTGTTTGTATTGCCTTTTTTCACTAGCCACATTTAGTGTCAGCTATCGACTCCGTCACCAGAACCGTGGCGCTGGTTCACGACCGTTTTCCGCGTAGTAGAGCGACGGCAGAAACTGCGCCAGATAGCTGAACTCACTGTAACAGTGACGCATCAGATTGAAGCCGATCTCGTCCGCTACCTCATCAAGCGGATTGGCGCAGGCCTTGCCTAGAAGGAAGCGACTGCGCAACACACAGCCATAATGGGTATCGCGTGCCAAATGCAACATCTCGCCGTCCAGCGGCGCCCCCTGCTCATCCAGCGCGACCTCATCGCCAAAGCCGATACGGGCGCAGATCGCAGCAGACAATGCCTGCGTCTCTCGCGCCTCGTGCAGCGACTGTGGGGCGAACACCTCTTCGGCAGGGTGGAACTTTAGGCGAGCAGCCACTGGTGGCAGCTCGGCAAGCCACTCCACCGCATCTATGCTGGCCCCCACATAGCGCTCTCCTTTTTTCCAGTGATGGTCCCAGCCCCGATGCTCGACGTGGTCGTGCGGGTGCCACCATTTGATATGCTGGGTCGTCTCGAAGAAAGTGAACCACCAATCCAGCATTCGCCCCTTGCAACCGTGCAAATCGGTGCGGATGGCGACCGTCAGCAGACCATCGGTGCTACGGGTAAGACCCATTTCCAAGCGCAGTGGTTGAGGCCTGAGCAACTCATTAATGTCATCAACAGCCCAGGGGGCAAGCAATGCGGAAGTATTCATGATGAGACTCCTATAATTTAGGAAACGAATTTCGTTTCCTAAATTAAGCTATGCCTGTATGCTGGGTCTGTCAATGCTTTCTAGGAGCCAATC